TGTGTTCTTCTAATTCGTGCTCTTGCATAAATAATCCTCTAGTTCATTGATGTTTGTTTCTCTTAGCACAAAGGTCTTGCCCCCCGCCATGTCGATGCGCCCTAGTTCCCGAGACTGCAACAGCGTTGGCTGCCCTTTGCCTGCCTTGCACTCAATGCCGATGAAGCGTCCATCATAACAAGCAATGATGTCAGGAATCCCCGCTCGTCCTAGCCCCATGCCAGGGGGTGAGAAGTGGTACACCTTGTGTGTATCAAGCACTCTTTTTACTTTTGCTTTTACCTTACCTTCAGGAGTCATTGTGCGTCCCGCAGTGTTTCGTTAATGTTTGCTAGTTTGCTTTGAATCATCTCCAGCGCGTACACAATATCGTATATTCGCTGTTCTGGTATTGCTGAGAGTTCAATTGCTTCTGTTACTTGTTGAAAGCCCTCAGAAATAGTTTGGATTATTGCGTCTGCTTGTTCGTCTGTCATTTTGTTTCCTTTGGTGTTCTGTCTTCCGTACTTTTATAAAAATCAAGAGTGTACTTTAAAGTGTCAACAACCCTTGCTAGAGGCATACCTGTTCCGTATACCAACTGCCCTAAGTAACTGACCATAGCGCCAATTGCAATTTCTGGATTTGTATCTGCGAACATATCTTGCAGTTGTTCGACAGCTTTTGCCACATCGTCCATTTTCTTTTTTACTCTGCGTGTTTCTTCAATGTCTTTATCTATCATTTTGTTTCCTTTGGTGCTATGAATCTGAAATAGTAACTCACAATGTGCGTGGGTACATCAAAGGCTTCGGCAATCTGTCGGTATGACTTGCCTTGGTCTCGTAGTACCCGCATTTTTTGCGTGTTGAGTGGGGTTCTTTTTTTACCAGAACCTCTACGGGCTCCTCCGTGTGTGTCCATTCATTCTCCAATCGGTTCAATTGTTACTCGGACTTTCACCACCTTGTACAGGCTTTTACGCTCCATAACTAAAGTCGCTTCGGCATCTTTTCTGCGTTTAAAAAGTAAGTAGGGGGCATCGTCTATAAGGGGCTTTACATACTGCCCCCCTTTTTTTACAACGGCAAACCTGTTTGTGCTTACCTTTTTCAATACCCCACCCCATGCTCTTTTTCTACGTCCCGTGCCAGTTGGCGCCAGTCCATAGTGCGTCTGTATAGTGCGTGTATACGGTCATCGGAAAGTGGCGCTTTCTGTAACCTTGTGTTGAGTTCCAAGGCGTGTCTCAGCGCTTTGTCTTGCTCCTCGACTAGCATACGCAAGGCTTTCAGCTCTTCCTTCATCATGTCACGTTGGATGTCATCAGCGGTTGCTTGTCCGTCATTAGATTCTGTGTGCAAAATATCTTCCCGTGGGGTATATTCCGCTTTGGCTTTATTAATTGCATCCTCGATAGCAGCCACGAGACCGTAGCGTATTAGGAATTCATTGGCTTCGCCATCAGTGTTCAGTATTACTGTGCATGATCCGTCCGTGTTATCTTTGTAGTGTTCGATTTCAATTTTCATGTGTTTTTCTCCTTTAGTTTAGTTTCAATGTAATTAGCGTACTTGCGAAATCGGGCTTTATCTTTTGCATCAATATAGGTAAAGTAGTCTCGCTCCTCATCCGTCAACCCTCTCCAAGGCTTTTTGTAGTCTTGAATATCGTCGTCATCTTCAACGACCGCTTGCGCCTGTCGCTTGCGCCATCCTGATTCCATCTTGATGCGCTCGAACTCATCGTCTTCTTCTGTCCGTTGGGGTGCTGTATAAAGTTTTGTACCAATAGGTAATGCGGGTTCATGCCACCAAGAATGCGTTACGTCTGCCCCCGATTCGGACATGACTGTCGCCACAGGTTCATCTTTAGTCATAGCAAAGCCTCCCCTACCTCATCGATTGCTTGTTGTTTATCTTTACGCATGACCTCTTGCAGTATCTTGGGATCAACACGATCAAAAGGCCACCATTGGTTTGTTTGTATCTGTTCTATGATTTCATCTTTAGTCATACTCATCGTCCTCCATCTTTTCGTAGTACCCGCATACAGCACAGTGTAGGAATGGTCGGTTCTCTACACGCCCCAGTTCACCAAGCACACAGCGTGGGCATGGTATGTCTTCTAGTTCCGTGTCAGTCATGTTGTCTTCTTTCTTCTAACATAAATTCATACAAGTCTTGCAACTCAGCCATCCAATCCACCAGCCCATCAAGTTGCACCATTCTGTCGGCAACCACAAACTCTTTCGAGATTTGCAGCTTACCCTCTTCGCCGTTCCAAACTAGCGTTATCATCGATCCATCTCCTCTGTCATCATCCATACGACTAACCACACGAGGAGAGACACCCCCACCATGCCAGTGAGTATCAGAAACCAAGTTAGTATGTTCAGGAATGTGTACATTATTTTCTTTCATTGTGTTTACCTGTAAAGATGTCAATGAGTTCCCGATACAGACTCAAGGCTTGCCTTACATCAAGTTTAGAAAGTATGTAGTCGTTGGTCAGTTCAGGCTCGACTATGCGTGGGTGTGTCTCTTGTTTAGGCTCAGCAAGTAACGCTTTGATGCCTTGTTGTGGCGCAAATGCTTTTGGTTTTTTGACGCTTACGCTTGGTGTGTCTTTGGGTTTTATTTTCTTTAGTGGCCTGTACTCATTTGCAATTGTGTAATATCTCGAATTCTCATCCCTACGCATGATGCCATTTGCCACCGATGCGGACATCATAGCTATCGCTGAATGGGGTTTGAACCCAAGAGATGCAAAGTGTTGCCCCACTTGTTTGGATTTAAGGCCAGGGTTGTCCCGCACGTATTCAAATGTCATGCGTGCGATGTTGTTGGTTATCTTAAAAGTCTGTGGCATATTACTGCGTGCGTCTGGTTTTGTATCCATTTGTTTTTCCTCTGTGTTGTTTGTTGTGTTGGGCTTGTCCCACTCTTTAAGTGCGCTTGATAGCGCTGTTTTTATGTCAGGCATGATTCATTGCTCCTCTAGCAATAGTCCATAATAAAAGAAATCCCGTGATGCCCAGTATTGTCAAGCAGTACAGCAAAGCATCTCTCAGGAACGTGTGTTTCCAAGAACGTATTCCAAGCAAACCCTCCTGTATTTGCTCATCGAACGCATCCATCTTGGGTGGTGGGGGAATGTAGCGCAGTCCTATTTGGACTTTGCCTGTGTCGTAAGGCACAACTTGCCGTGTCATGGGTTGTTGTTCTAGTTGTTTCTTGGTAAGTTTCTTCATGTGAATAACTGTACTTGAAATGATTTCAATTGTCAAGCGATTGACAAGTTAGTGTTTGCTAGCCTATGAACACAGGCTCTAAGTCAATCTCGTTTGTGTAGTTATTCATGCCTTGGCCGTTGTGCTCGTACACATTCACGCTGTAATACCCCGTACCCTCTCGGTCTCCGAAGTCGTGGATGTTGAAGTCGTAGTCGTCAATGCCAAACCACCAGTCGCCATCTTTGGCGATCTCATGGCCGTAGGCTTTCACCAACAAGTTGGCTATGCGTTGCAGTTGTTCTGTTGTTAGTTCAGTCCTCATCGTCAATCTCCCATGTGCGGTTATTAAATTCATCCATCAAACCTTGGTCTGACATCTTGTTGTACCCAATCCCATCTCTCAAGATGAAGTCAAGGTATTCGACATCTTTGTTTTGCATTGCATCTTTGATGACTTGGATGTCATCTTCAACAAGGCGCTCGATCATTGTGTTTCTATTCATTTACTTTTCTCCTGTTAAAAAACTGGGGAGCAAACTGCTCCCGACTTACAAAAAAGAAAGAGACACTGGTTGCATCTCTCCCCCTCACACCGTGGCATACGCCTCATCAAACAAAGTCGCCATGACCGCATCAGGGTCAGCGGTCTCCAACATATACAACGCATCATCCAACACACCAAAGGTCAGCTTGCGCTTGTCGATTAACCGCACCGCCATGTCCATGTCTTCGGGATACACACTCTCGGCCATCATCTCTAACAGCCAGTCGTAGTCCCCATCCTGTGCCGAGCGTAGGGCATCCTCTAACTCATACCGAACATACTCCGCTAGGTCATACTCCTCGCCCTTGTTGAACATGGCGCTATACCCCGAACTCCATCCCGCTATGCCTGCGTAGTCATAGCGTGAGAACTTGTCCTCTTTGACTGTTGGGTCACGGTCAGTTGGCAGGCTGTCCCAGTTGATCTCCAGTACCCGAGATGCAAGCGTTTGGTAATGCACGATGTCAAGAGACTCTTTGTCGGTATGCTCCGAGTAATAACCTACGCTCAAGTTCGTACACTCGGGGATGATGTCAACAAACTCTGCGGTATCTGTGTACACACCTGAGTCATCGGGCAAATACATCAAGCGATCGTCACCATTGAGCGCATCGGACAGGCCTTCAGCGAACGCATCGGAACAACAACGACTCCATCCCTGATGGGTGATGACGCTCTCAATACCACGGCGGTCGAACGCAATGGCACGATCAAAAGAGCCAAGCAAGTCTTTGTTGTGTGTAGCGATATGAGTCGCACCGATACCCCCACACTCCTCGCCTTGGGTGAAGATGTAATAAGCAGCAACACCCCCCTCTATCAAGTGCATGAGCATGGCCACACCTGCACCATCGTCAGCACCAAGGGGAGCACCGTCAGCGTGCCAATGGGTCTTGGTCTTCTTGATCTTGTTGTGTCCCTCGGTCTTGTGCACCGTGTCCACATGGGCTACGAACAGCGTGCGGTTGGTTGGATTGATACGGGCATCAACATGGAGATTACCTACCACATCAAGATGCGTTTTGTCACATAGATGCTCGGGTAGTGCGCGTGCTAACCACTTGGTGAATTCTATGTTGGTCTTGGAGTTATGCGGTCTCTTGAGTGAGAGAGCAAGGTCAAGGGTTTTGTAGATGATTGATTTGTTGTGCATGATTATTCGCTTTCTTTAGTTTGTTCAGTTTCGGGTGCATGGTCAGGGTGAAATAACTCACAGTTGATCTCTACATTCTCTACGGCATGGGTGTACCACTTATCGCTGTGTGTACACATCCAGCAGTCATCCTTGAGTGCATACTCCTCGGTGTCCTCGGCGTAGCAGATGTCCTCGTCATCGGTCTCGTACCAGTCTTCATCGATACAGATCGCATCCTCCATCTTGGCATAGTCGCCGTTGCGCAACTCAATGATCTCGTTGTCACCGAGGTAGTTGGTGTCGTAAGGGGTGCCGTCAACGGTGACCACACTCTCACTGGCAATGTAATACTCGCAACCACGGCGTGAGTAAGCATAGGTGTAGTTGTGTTCACAGCAACTGTTGCACACACGGCTATCCTCAGAAGCCCCGACCCAGTAGCCATCGTCCTCGTGGAAACTGTCACCGCAGTCCTCACAAGTGGCCAAGTCCTCCTGTTGGGTGCGACCCCCCGTGTCGTCCATAGCATACTCACCGTCTCCGCAGATGTAGAAATAATCCCCTGCAAGATCAGCACGCTTGACATCCCCGTCTAAGTACGGTGAGACATAGCCCCCATGAATATGGGGTATCGCTTTGAGTTTCTCACCGATCCATGAGCACTCTTTGGCGAACCCGTTGCTTTGCAACCATGCCTCCATCACATTGTCGCTGTGCGAGTAGCCCGTTGACTCCTTGGGTTTCAAGTAAGTCCGCACGAAATACTTGTTGTTATCGTCCGTTATCATCACAAGCGCACGGCCTACCGTGTCACCGTTCTCTTCTCGCACGACCATTGCCCATCCATATTGCGGATCGTATGCGGTGTAGGGATGCTCAGACAGATCGAAGTTACTGTTTTGCATACATGACTTCGGCCCACGGTTCAAGTGGTAGATCATCTCGGCCGTGGTGTGTACGATCTTGATACCCGTTGCGCTGTAAAGCGCAGAGATGTCCCTGATGATGTTGTCTTTGAGCGTAGGAAAATGCCGAGACAGATACTTGCCGATGGTCGTTGTGACTTGGCGGTCTTGGTTGCCTGCGTTGTCGTCCCTTGTGTAGGCGATCTTGGTGTTCTCGGTCACGGACATATGGGGGTGCTCCATCACGAGTTGATGCCAGTCCAAAGGACGGGCGTGTTTCAGCGCATCGAAGATGGCTTGATGCAAAGGGTAGCGGTAATACTCACGGTGATACCAAGGACGGGAGTTCCTGAGTACACGCTGTAAGCAGTGTATGTTTGTTTCCATGTTAAGTCTTTCTGTTGTTTCCATTTTGATAGTTCCTTTGGTTAAAAAAGTGGGGAGCACCTTGCTCCCGAGTTGACGACTGCAATTAAATCCACTCAAGCGTGTCGTTACCGCCTGTATTCCATTGATGTGTTTTCATTTCTTTGCTCCTTTGGGTTCATAAAAGCCAAGCCATTGCGCTCCCTCGACTTGGGGTTCATATCGTTTGATCTCATAACTCGCACTGTGGTGGAGTGGTACAAGGAACAAGTTGTACGGATAACCGTCCTTGTCCATGAGTTTGAGTAAGGCACGCAAGTCTCGTGTTTCGTTTGTTGTTGCCCATTGCGCTACGCTTGATGCGTAGAAGTGGGTGTTCTCTGTTGTTTCCATTTTGATTTCTCCTTGGCCAGTATGCGGATGGTGCTCGGCTTGGCCAGTTCCAAGCACCATACTTGGGAGCAATATGCTCCCGAGATTCTTTTGTTGGTTGGTTTTCAATCGTTAGACAATGCGTGCCATGTGTGGGGCAAAGGTTCATAAGGTGCAATGTATCCGAGCTTGGTGAGGGCTTTCTTCATGTTGGTTATGCGCTCGGCTCGGTCATCTGTGGGTTCAAGCAGTTGCTCACGCTCCTCGTTGGCTAGTTCTTTCTCGGTGCGGTTATAGAGGCGGTCTCTCAGTTCAGCGTGTAGCTCAGGCGGTATGCGTCTCACGAACGGTTCTTTTTGTTTGGCCTTGGCCTTGAGTGGTATCTCCGCAAACAAATCCATCACTCGGTTCTTTACTTTCAGCGGAATCCAGTCGACCCAATGGATGCCCCCGTTGGGAAGATTTTTCTCTTTTATTATTTGACTGGGTAAAATCTTGTTGTGCTTTTCATTCAGCGTGAAGTCTGACTTGAGTCTGTCCAAGACCATTGCATAGGCGGTGATCGCCTCAATCCTGCGCTCATCGGCAAAGGCTTTTTTGTACATCAACATGGAGCGCACGATCTTGCGCTCCACAAGTAAGGGTTCTTTTAAGATGCGCCAGTAGAACGCCAGCTTCTTGGCCTTGGCGTTGTCACTCTTGACCTGTGCCTGTTGCTCGGCAACGATGCGTTTGATGTGGTCTCGTTCCCACTCGGTCATACGCCGTTTACTGAGGACATTGTGCAGCTCATCGGGTGTGTGGCTCATGTAATGTGCATACTGCATGGGTAAAATCTCCGTTTGGGGTTGAAAGTGTCCATGATTTTATCAAGTATCCAGTGCTTTGTCCAACTATCTAAAAAATAAGACAGTCGAATGTGGTGATTTTAGTGGCTTTGCCACACTTCAGGCCTAAGTATCTATCTATTTTAATAATTGCAATAAGGTAAACCTTTTAAAGCAAAGGCAAGAACCAAAAAGAACGCACACATATAGAGATGCTCCTATATATATAATTATATTTAAATAGATAAATAATAAGACAGAGTTATTCGGAACGCCAATATCCACGCCGTTTTTTTGTTGTCGTGTATGCGTGGATAGTTGGCCAAATCTCGGTCGTGTTTTTTTACTGTCATTTTATCAACTCGGGAGCAAGGTGCTCCCGAGTTTCAACTTTGTCCCAGTAGATGTCGCGGACATTGCGGTTCTTTGACAGTCGTGTGAGTGTGGCTTGGATTTGTTTGGCGGTACAGTCGATGACTCGGCGCTCATGGTAGTCGTTGTGTATGCGTAGGAGGAAGGTGATTTTGTACATGGTTAGTCCTTTCCAATGAGTTTGCCGAATTGCTCCAAGACGCTTTGCTTGTTGCCCTTGAGACTGAATTCTCGCTTGATGTTTGCGTAGACTGAGCCTCGACTATTTTTAAGCCCAAGGGTTTCCAGTTTGAGGGCATGGTAGAGGGTGAGTAGACGGTATTGATTGATTTCTTGGGGTGTGGTTAGCATCATGGTTTATTCTCCTTGGGTAATGGCTTCAACGGGTGTGGCATCGGTGCATACGCATACAATGCGCTCGAATCGTGGCGCACCTTCTAGGGTGTGCACAGTTACATTTTTGCCCGTGTGAGTGTAGCTTTCAACACGCATGGGTTTGCCGTGCACAGTAATGATTTGCCCGATTTTGTATTGGGCTTTGGGTATAAATGCAAATTTCATGATTAAAGTTCCTAGGTTAGACAAAGAATGAAACAGCGCAAGGATTCCGTCCCTGCGCTCTCGGGAAAAACTCGGGAGCACGATGCTCCCGAGTTCAGATCGCATCTTTGATGCGTTTTTGGTCGGCCTTGGGCAACGCTTTGATCTTGGCGAGCAAAGCATCGATGGGGTCTTTTTTGTTTTGTGTGTTCGCCTTGGGTTTGGCCACGGTCTCAAAGCAATTACCAAGGATGCGTTTCATCGCCCAGTATTCGGCCGTGTCCTTGGCGAAGGTCATCCCTCTTTGACCCTTGTAGGCTTTCACTTTGTACTTACCCTCCACGAACTCAATGACCAAGGGTAAGGCTTGAGCACGATCAAAGATACCCTCTTCAAAGAGACGGGTTGCAAAGGATGCTTGGGAGTTGTCAGCATCTTGGAAGATTGCAAAGATGTTTTGTTTGTTGATTGAAGTTGTCATTTTGATAGTTCCTTTAAATGGTTTTGCCCAAGAGCGAATCTCTTGAACTGCCTCTATTATCTACACTAGGGGTTTTTATCCTGAACCTTTGCCTCTTGGGAGTGAACTGCTCCCCAGTTTTGAGGCGTTTTTTGGCTTTCCTTGACCCCACCGTATCCCCACCACCCAATATATGACTGCCCCGACCGTGGCAACACAAACACTGTTCCATAACCATCCTGAGTATTTCTGTAATACTTTATATCTAACTAACCAAATTAAACACATTTTAAAAAAACGTATGAGTTTCTGACAAACAATACCCCCCACAAATTTTATAAAAAATTTAAAAAACACCTTGTCTAACGCTTGACATGGTATATACTGGGGGTGTTGGCGAAGCGGTTTAGCTCCGTGGGTGTAAAGATATTAAAGAGTGTTGTTCACCCGACCCTGCTTTATGGGAGCGCCAACACAAAAAAAAAAGCCCCGCTACTTGAGCGGGGCAAAAGGACTCACATGTCCAAAGAGGAGAAAAGTAAACGGCAACTGCTTGCGCATCTACAGGTAGGTAGTATATACTACGCCAAACGAGGTTGCAAGGGCCTACGCATATGTTAGATCATCTTTTAGAGTTTGAACCAGAAGTGAGTGACCACTCACAGGGATTCGTGTCGCTTGAAAAAGCCACCCCCGCACAAACTCTGGACGCTAAGATAGCCACAGTAGATTGGTTAAAAGACTTAGGAGCTGTAGATGAGACAGCCCAAATCACAGAATTAGAAACACAAGCCGCACGCAAGACTTTTGCGAACATCGTCTCTGCTGCACCCGCACCCGCCACCCACACAGCACTTGCTGAAGTAAAAACCCCCGCAGCCGTCCAGCACCTCGTAGGTATGCTGACCGCATATGACTGGGAATTTGTACAGCAAGCCAAGGAACTTAGAGGTTATGCGGTTGCCAAAATACTGGAAGAGGTTGAGAACCCCAGCGCTAATATCAGGCTGAAAGCCTTGGCGCTACTGGGTAAGGTCACAGAGATTGGGCTCTTTACAGATAAGATTGAGGTTAAAAAGACTGAGATGTCTGACGATGAACTGGATAACCGCATCAAAGACAAGCTCAATCGACTGATGGATGTAGTAGACGTATTAGCTAATAACGAAGAAATAACAGATTTGGAACCGCATGGACTTGAGCAAGATCACGAGCCTGACGCCGCTTGAGGCCAAGCTCATCACTCAAAACCTCCCGCGCATGTCCAAGGAGGAGAAGCTGGAATTGCTCCAAGACATTGATGTTCAAGAAAAACGAGCCAGCCTTATTGCTTCTCAAAACAGTATTTTAGGATTTGCTAAATCAGTCTATCCGGGTTTTAAAACGGGCCCCCACCACAGAAGGCTTGCCAAGATATTTGAGGATGTCATCAGCGGGACAAAGAAGCGCGTGATAATAAATATTGCACCGCGTCATGGCAAGTCTGAGTTTTCGTCTTATTTGTTTCCTGCATACTTCCTTGGAAAATTTCCTGAGAAGAAGATCATCATGGGAACCCACACCGCTGGACTCTCAGAAGACTTTGGACGCAGGGTTCGTAACTTAATTGAATCTGAGGAATACAATGAAATTTTCCCTAGCACACAGATTGCGGAGGATCAAAAGGCTGCTGGTAAGTGGAGCACTTCGGCAGGAGGACAATATTACGCCGCGGGTGTTGGCGGGGCTTTGGCTGGTCGTGGCGCTGACTTGTTTGTTATTGACGACCCTCATTCAGAACAGGATGTAAAAACCAACTCCCGACTGGCATTTGATACGGCGTGGTCTTGGTTTCAAACAGGCCCGTTGCAACGTCTGATGCCGGGTGGGGCGATCATTGTGATTATGACGCGGTGGTCGTTGCTTGATCTCACAGGCAAATTGATAGACTACCAGACCAAGAACCCTGAAGCTGAGCCTTGGGAGATTGTGGAGTTGCCTGCCATACTGCCTTCGGGTAAATCCCTATGGCCAGAGCAGTGGCCAATTGAAGCGTTGGAGAAAACAAAAGCATCTTTAGATCCAAAGTACTGGAACGCGCAGTACATGCAACAACCCACATCAGACAACAGTGCCATTATTTCCAGAAAGCATTGGCGCATCTGGACGGCAGATGAGCCGCCCCAATGTGAGTACGTTATACAGTCTTGGGATACAGCGTTTGAAACAAAAAACAACTCTGACTACAGCGCATGCACAACGTGGGGGGTTTTCTACAACGAAGAAGAAGGCGACAGCCCACAAGTCATACTCCTTGATGCGTTCAAGGATAGAATGGCATTTCCTGAATTAAAACAAGTGGCGTTGAAACACTACAAGGAGTGGGAACCTGATGCGTTCATTGTTGAGAAAAAAGCGGCAGGAGCGCCCCTTATACAAGAACTTCGCAACATGGGTATCCCCGTGCAAGAGTTCAGCCCCAGTAGAGGTAATGACAAAATGGTTAGGCTTAACGCCGTTGCAGATCTATTTAGCTCAGGAAAAATCTGGGCACCAGACACAAGATGGGCCAGAGAAGTGATAGAAGAAGTTGCGGCTTTCCCTGTGGGAGAACACGACGACTTTGTGGATACGACATCGCAGGCGCTGCTTCGCTATAGGCAAGGTGGCTTTATTTCGTTAGACTCTGACGAAAAGGACGAGCCGTCCATCTTTCGTAGACGTCAAGCTGCATACTATTAAGGACAATCATGGCAACAAGTAATTTTGACAAATCCCTATATCAAGCACCGCAAGGCATAGATGCTCTAGCGCAAGACGAAGCGCCTTTAGAAATTGAGATTATTGATCCTGAAGAAGTTAACATTCACGCAGGAGACTTGGAGATCAGTCTTAAACCCGGTGAAGATGGCGAAGAAGGCTTTAGCGATAACTTGGCCGAGTACATGGACGAAAGCGCTTTGGCTAGCTTGGCAGGAGATTTGGACAGCGACATTGACCAAGACCGTGGTTCCCGTAAAGAATGGGAGAAAGCGTATACAGAAGGTTTAAAACTACTGGGTCTTCAGATTGAGAACCGGACAGAGCCTTGGGACGGTGCGTGTGGAGTGTTCCATCCTATGATTACGGAAGCAGTTGTACGCTTTCAGGCCGAGACCATTACGGAAACATTCCCTGCACAGGGGCCAGTACGTACCAAACTACTGGGTAAAGAGACGCCAGAGTTAAAAGAAAAAGCTACGAATGTCGAGAACGACATGAACTATGAGTTGACGGAGACCATGAAAGAGTTCCGTCCAGAGCACGAGCGCATGTTGTGGAGCCTCCCAGCTACGGGTTCAGCGTTTAAAAAAGTCTATTACGATCCCGGCCTTGGCCGTCAAGTCAGTGTATTTGTGCCTGCGGAAGACATGCTTCTCCCCTATGGCGCTACAGATATGGACACTTGCTACCGTGTGACGCATGTGATGCGCAAGACAAAGAATGAGATTCTTAAACTTCAAAACGCTGGGTTTTATCTCGACATTGAGTTGGCAGAACCTTCTAAAGAAAAGAACGACATCAAGCAAGCCAAAGACAAAGAGACGGGCTTTAGTGACTTGAATGATGATCGCTACACTTTGTATGAGTGCCACGTTGATTTGGACTTGGAAGGCTACAAAGATGTAGACGAAGACGGAGAAGAGACGGGTATTGGTTTACCGTATGTAGTAACTTTAATCAAAGGATCAAATGAAATCTTATCCATTAGACGAAACTGGGAAGAAGACGATGACCTCAAACTCAAGCGACAACATTTTGTCCACTACCAATACATCCCCGGCTTTGGCGCGTACGGGTTTGGTTTATTCCATCTCATCGGGGGTTTTGCCAAATCCGCCACAAGCATCATGCGACAACTGGTGGACGCGGGAACTTTATCCAATTTACCGGGAGGCCTTAAGTCCAGAGGACTACGCATCAAGGGTGATGACACACCAATTGCTCCGGGCGAGTTCCGAGACGTAGACGTTGCCTCTGGCAACATTAGAGATTCAATCTTACCGTTACCCTACAAAGAGCCTAGCAACGTACTGTTCAATTTGATGAACCAAATTGTTGATGAAGGGCGTCGTTTTGCTGCAACAGCGGATATGAACATCAGTGATATGTCTAGCCAAGCACCTGTGGGAACAACGCTTGCTCTTCTCGAACGCCAGCTTAAAGTATTGACCGCAGTCCAAGCGCGTGTGCATTTTGCTTTGAAGCAAGAGTTAAAGCTTCTCAAGAACCTTATACGGGATTACACGGACACTTCCTACACGTATGAGCCTGAGTACGGTTCAAAGAAAGCCAAGAAGGAAGATTACGACTTGGTGGACGTCATTCCTGTAAGCGATCCAAATGCCGCAACAATGAGTCAACGCGTGGTGCAGTATCAGGCCGTGATCCAAATGGCGCAAATGGCACCTCAAATTTATGACTTGCCGCAGTTGCACAGATCGATGTTGGACGTGTTGGGTATTAAAAATGCTGAAAAGCTTGTACCCTTGCCTGATGACCAAAAGCCAACAGATCCTGTGTCTGAGAATATGCAGGCTCTTAAGGGTAAACCCCTAAAAGCGTTTATGTACCAAGACCACCAAGCGCATATCAGCGTGCACATGTCCATGATGCAGAACCCCGCAATCATGCAAGTAATTGGACAAAACCCAATGGCGCAGCAGATGATGGCTGCGGTACAAGCGCATATGGCTGAACATGCTGGATATATGTACAGGCAGAAAGTGGAGCAACAGTTGGGCATGCCCATGCCTCCCGAAGACGAGAAGCTTTCGCCCCAGTTGGAGTTGGCTTTGTCTTCCATGATGGCGCAAGCGGCCAATCAAGTGTTGCAACAAGATCAGGCACAAGCGGCACAACAGCAAGCTCAACAGCAAATGCAAGATCCTTTGGTGCAAATGCAACAGCAAGAGTTGGCTATCCGTCAGAAGGAAGTTGAAATCAAAGGTATAAAAGTTACCGGAGATATGGCAAGAGATGCAGACAAGCAAAAGCTTGAAGAACAGAAAGTTCAAGGTCAGTTGGAGTTGGACGCATTACGTGTTGGCGCGCAAATCAAAGAAAGCCAAGCCAAAGCCCAAGCTGAACAAGAACGTGCCGGTGTCCAAATGGGCGCTGACATTGCCAAAAATAGAGCACAGATGGACTTACAAGCAAGGACGGCTGCGCTTCAACACGCTGCAAACACGCGGCAAACAAAGGAAACCCCACCTAAATGATACAAGACTTCGCACGCGTATTGCGCGAACAAATACGCACCGACATGAACAACTATTGCGATGATATCGCTGGCGGCCAATGTCGCACTTTTGATGAATACCAAAAACTCTGTGGTGTTATTTCGGGTCTAGCCATCGCAGAGCGTTATATCCTTGACCTGCTTGAGAAAGTTGAAAAAGCCAATGAGTGATTTAATACTCCCCCCGGGCGTGAGCCTGCCTGAACAGATTCAACCAATCGATATGCCTGATGAAGACATACCAATGGAAGATAGAGCAACAGCTTTGCCTGTTCCTACAGGGTACAAAATACTCTGCGTTGTGCCTGACATCTCTAACAAGTTGGATGGTACAGATTTAGATTTAGTGCGTCCTTTGGACTATGCCAAACAAGAACAGATGGGTACAACCACTTTATTTGTAATGGCTCTAGGCCCAGACGCATACAAAGACACAGCTAAATTTCCTAGTGGGCCTTGGTGCAAACAGGGGGATTTTGTGGTGGTACGTACGTATACAGGTACGCGATTGAAGATATTTGGCAAGGAATTCAGAGTAATCAATGATGACCAAGTTGAATGTGTTGTGCAAGACCCTCGTGGGATAACCCGCGCTTAAAGGAAAATTATGGACGATAAGTTTAA